AAAAAGAATTAGTAGAATTACTAAACAAATATTACAATACTAATTGGGATTATGTTTGGGAGTTTATAGGAGATACTATAGAAACTAAGTTATGGTTAGGAGAGGAGGTAGATAATGATTAAAGGAATATTAATAAATCCATTTGATGAAACAATAAAAGAAATAGAATACTCAGGAGACTACAAAGAAATTTATAACTTTATAGATTGTAGAACTTTTGATTGTGCTATGTTCAATTATGAAAATGATTTATATATAGATGATGAAGGTTTACTAGTAGACAACCAAAGATACTTTAGAATGGTAGAGATTGGTGCAAACTATGCAGGTAAAGCTTTAGTGTTGGGGCATGATGATGAAGGGGAAACTATAAGTACAACTTTAACTTTACAAATGGTTAAAGATGTGGTACAGTGGCTTCCTAAAACACACTTTGAAACTCCTTATATGGAGTTTACAGCGTGGTAATAAATTTAATTTGTATAAAAAGACAAGGATAAAAATGAATGATACGTATAACATCACAGTAGTATGTGATACAATAGAAGAAAGAGATATAGTTCTTGAAAAAGTTGATGAGCTTATACCACATGGTATAGTTAGATACAAAACAACAGGAGAAGGAATAAACAATGTGTTTTTCTCTGAAAATAATATGTTAGGTAGAGATAAAATGAGAGAGGTAAACTGAGGATACTGATGATGAAAGGATATACTAAATTAACTAAAGAAGAATTTAGAAACTTTGAATTTTATGTGCGAGAAAACAATTATAAATTAAATAAGGAGAAAGTAGCTTATGAAGTAAGGTGGGGAGATGAAGATTTTTTTGATGTTAAATTAATAGAAGGAAGTTTAATAACATTAAAAAATATATTAAATAAAATAGACACAAGGGGTTGACAAGATAGTCAGCACCCTGTATCATGTGTCTTGCAACAATGCAACGAGCCAAAAAATAGGAGAATTAATATGGCAATACAAGAAGGAATAGCCTACTGGGCAAACGTAACAGTACCTAATACAAAGTTTGAACCTGTGTATACAGTAGACTTAGTAATAGATGATGAGGTGGCTAATAACTATGAGAGTCGTGGCTTTAAAGTTAAAACTTTAACAGTCAATGATGAGGTTGTTGGTCGTTCAATTAATATCAAACGTAAAGTGAATGGTCCAAATGGAATGGTAAGGAAATCACCGAAGTTACTTGATAGAAACAAAGAACCTATTGACGAACAAGTAGGTAATGGCTCACGAGTTAAAGTACAATTTAATGAGTGGGAAGTTGAGAATAAGTATGGAACTTTTAAAGGATTAGACTTTCAAGCTATGCAAGTAATAGATTTGATTAGTTATAAATCTGTAGATGGTGAGGAGTTTGATGCTATAGAAGGAGGCGAAGAGTTTTAATATGATTATTACTATAACCAAAGATGATGGCACGATATCTTATGATGTCAATGCTATTGAAGACGAGAACTTGAGAGCTAATGCTAGTGTTATGATTAGTAAAGTCTCTCAACTAGAAGTCATTACAGAAGCTTTAAACTTTGCTAGTGCTACACACAGAGGAAATCTTGAGGTCTTACTTCAAGATGTACCAGAAGCAATAGTAAAGGGAGAAGGTGATACAGATACTGATGAAGTAGATGTTGAGCAAGGCGAAGAAGAGTCTTTAGAAACAGACTCATAGAATAATATCTCCAACCAAAGCTAGGTGTCTAACTTAATTAGTGCCTAGCTTTTCTTTTTAGGTCAAACAAAATGGAAACAAATTTAAAATTTATTAAGTACCACCAACCCTGTCCTGCTTGTAAGAGCAGTGATGCATTATCAATCAATGAAGATGGCTCATCTAAATGCTTTAGCTGTAATGAGTTCTTTCCCAAATCAAATAATAATAATTACAAACCACAGGTAAACGATACAATGCAAGAAACAATAAGAGAACTCAATGCTCATGGTGGTATGTATGCAAAACTTACAGACAGGGGAATAGCAAAAGAAACAGCAGAAAAGTATGGAGTTAAGGTGGTGTATGATAACGCAGGTCAATTAGCACAGCATATATATCCTTACTTTATTAACAACGAATTGACATCAAACAAAACAAGATACATTAAAGATAAAAGATTTTCTTTTGATGGTTCTCCTAATGGAGTAGGATTGTTTGGTCAAAATTTATTTAAAGCAGGTGGTAAGTATCTAACTATAGTTGAAGGAGAGTGTGATGCTATGGCTACCTATGAATTACTAGGTAGTAAATGGGCAGTCGTGTCTATTATAAGAGGTGCTGCTTCAGCTGTTAAAGATATCAAAGAAAACTTAGAGTATGTGGAGAGCTTTGATAATGTCGTGCTTTGTTTTGATAAAGATAAGCAAGGTATTGAAGCAGCAAATAAAGTAGCCACTATATTAAAACCCGGAAAAGCAAAGATAGTTAATTTACCTACAGGTTTTAAAGACCCTAATGAAATACTTCAAAAGGGTAAGCACCAAGCATTTACAAGTGCGTGGTGGGATGCTAAGTTATATACTCCTAGTGGTATCATTAGAGTATCTGAAAAGCAAAAAGATTTTCTTAATAGAGAACGTAAGCAAAGTGTAGATTATCCTTGGGAAGGTTTAAATAAAAAGCTACTTGGTTTAAGAGCAGGTGAGTTAGTAACTCTTACAGGTGGTACAGGGCTAGGTAAGTCTAGTATTACTAGAGAGATAGAGCATCATCTTATTAAAAACACAGAGGATAACGTAGGCATCATTGCTTTAGAAGAAGATTGGAAACGTACAGTAGATGGTATACTTTCTATCGAAGCAAACGATAAACTATTCATTGATACTGTACGTGATGCTTACCCAGAAAAGAATTTAACTGCTATGTTTGACAGGCTTTTTGCAGAAGACAGGGTTTTTATACATGCACACTTTGGAGCTAACGATATAGATGCTATCTTTGCCAAGCTTAGATATCTTATTGTAGGTTGTGATTGTAAATGGGTGGTAGTTGACCACCTCCATATGTTAGTAAGTTCTATGCTTGATGGAGATGAACGTAAAGCTATTGATAATATTATGCACAGACTTCGTAGTATGGCAGAAGAAACAGGAGCAGGTATAATACTAGTGTCTCATCTTAGAAGAATAGAAGGTAACAAAGGACACGAGAATGGAGTGAGTGTTAGTTTATCACATCTTCGTGGCTCTAATAGTATTGCACAACTATCTGATTGTGTCATAGCTTTAGAAAGAAACCAACAGTCAGACGATGATTTAGAATCAAGAACAACTAGGCTTCGTATACTTAAGTCAAGATATACAGGAGATGTAGGCATGGCTTGTTCATTGGTATACAATAAAGAAACAGGCAGGCTATCTGAATATGAAGATAGTGAATTAAGTAATACATCAGAAAGCTTTGATGTAATACCATTTTAAGGGAGAATTATGGAACTTGTATTTGATATAGAAACAAACGGACTATACGAAGAGGCTAGTGTTATATGGTGTCTTGTAGCTATAGATGAGAATAACAAGGTCTATAGTTTTAAACCTAACGAGATAGACGAGGGCATTGAATTTTTAAAGACAGCTGATAAAATTGTAGGACATAATATTATTGGCTTTGATATCCCAGTTATTAAAAAGTTAACAGGTGTTGACTTACATGAGCATAGTGAAGTCATTGATACCCTGACCTTATCAAGACTTCTTCACCCTACTAGAGAGGGTGGACACAGCTTAGAAAAATGGGGGTTAAAACTTAAATGCCCGAAGTCTAGTCAACCTGAGTTCTCTAAATACTCAGACGAGATGTTAACGTATTGTATTCAAGATGTAAGAGTAAACAAGAAAGTATTAGAAAGACTTAGATTAGATAGCAAAGGCTTTACTAAAGACTGTATTGAATTAGAACATGAAGTATGTACGATATTACAAAATCAATATGAGACAGGTTTTCTTTTTGATGAGAAGAATGCTATGTTACTTCTTAGTTCTTTAAACAAAAGAAAGTATGAAGTAGAAAAAGAAGTACACGAAACATTTAAACCTAAATGGATAGACATAAAAGAAGTAACGCCAAAGTTAAAAAAAGATGGGACACTATCTAAGTCTGGACTAACCACATTAGAATATGAAACAGTCTTCCAATCAAAAGACATGACACCTTTCATGAGAAAAGAATTGAAAGAATTTAACTTAGGTTCACGCCAACAGATAGGTACATACTTAAAAGACTTTGGTTGGAAACCTAAAAGATTTACACCCACAGGTCAACCTATAGTAGACGAAGGAACTCTAAAAAAAATAACACATATACACGAAGCTAAATTAATAGCAGAGTTTTTATTAGTACAGAAGAGAGGTGCTCAAGTTGAGTCTTGGATTGACGCTTGTAAAGACGATGGTAGAGTTCATGGTAGTGTTATATCTACTGGTGCTATCACTGGTCGTATGGCACATAGAAGTCCTAACATGGCTCAAGTGCCTGCTTCTTATAGTCCTTATGGTAAAGAGTGTAGGTCTTGTTGGACTGTACCAAAAGGATATAAACTTGTAGGTATAGATGCAAGCCAATTAGAATTAAGATTGTTAGCACACTATATGGCTGACGAGGAATACATAAATGAAATTATTAATGGAGACATTCACACAACTAACCAAAACCTTGCTGGACTTAAATCAAGAGATGAGGCTAAGACTTTTATCTATGCCCTCATATACGGAGCTGGAGATGAAAAAATTGGAAGTGTTGTTAACGGAAGTAGAGCTGAAGGTAAGAGATTGCGAGAACGCTTTCTTAATAGTAACACAGCATTCGGCAATCTTAAGAACAGAGTTGACAGAGCTTCAGAAAAAAAATATCTTAAAGGTTTAGATGGTAGAAAAATATTCTTAAGACACAAACACGCAGCACTTAATACTTTATTACAAGGTGGTGGTGCTATAGCAATGAAAAAAGCTATGTGTTTTTTACAAGAATTAATAAATTTAAATGGTATAGACGCTAAGTTTGTAGCTAATATACATGACGAGTGGCAGATAGAAGTAAAAGAATCTCAAGCTGATTTTGTTGGAGGGCTTGGGGTTGCATCAATAGAACGAGCAGGTAAACATTATAATATGCGTTGTCCTTTAACAGGAGAATACAAAATAGGAGACAGTTGGTATGAAACCCACTAAAGAAAACAGAAAGAAATTTGACATTGACTTAGCTTATGGCACTATAAGAGAAGACAAAATAGCAAAGATGCTCACAGATAAAAAGATAGAAGTTAAATCAGAAAAAGATATGTGGCAAAAAACAGGTAACATATGTATAGAGTATGAGTCATGGGGTAAACCTTCAGGTATTAAAGCTACTGAAGCAGATTACTGGTTTCATAATTTATGTGTAGGTGATAATGAATTTTGTACATTAGTATTTAAAACAGATGTACTTAGAACTATCGTAGATAAACTAGATACATTTAAAACTGTGTGTGGTGGTGACCATAAAGCAAGTAGAATGTTCTTAGTTAATTTACAAAAACTATTTTCATCAGATGTTATTAAAGCATTTAAGGAAGCAGATAAAAATGGAAAATAAAAATAAATTTATAGCAGAGTCGGGTCATTGGTACACACAGAAAGGTGACCCTATGTATACTGTTATCGGAAGTAATGGTAAAGAAAGAAACACTACGCTTAGAGATGCTAAAAAAGAAAACTTAGTACCTTCGGTTACTACTATACTAGGTATGGTAGCTAAACCTTCGTTAGAAAATTGGAAAATTAATCAAGCACTTAACTCTGCTCTTACGTTAGAACAAGAAGAACTTGAAAGTATTGAAGAGTTTACTTATAGATGTAAGCAAGACTCTAAAAAGATTGGTAAAGAAGCTGCTAAACAAGGCACTAAGATACACGCTATGATAGAGAAAGGTTTCTTAGGCGAGGGTACTAGTGAGCCTTATGAAGTAATTAAAGAGTTTTTAGATGAGAAGTTTCCAGATGAAGAATGGATAGCTGAAGCTTCCTTCTGTGCTGACTTAGGCTATGGTGGTAAGATAGATTTATATTCTAAGTCTGGTATCTTTGTTGACTTTAAAACTAAAGATA